AAGATTTAGAAGATACTATTGCAAAGCAAAACGATAAAATATATCAGCTGGAAAAAGATAAAGATTTATTGAAAGACGAAATACAAGCATTAAATTTAGTAGAACAAAATCATAAAGCATTAAATGGAAAATTAAGACAAGAAATAGATCAATTAAAAAAGGAAGCAAAGGATAGTTTATTATATCCATAATTATGTCAAAAATAGTGAGTTATAATTATGATAGATTGGTTTTTAAAGTATGTGGGAAGAATCTCACAAAGAATAAATTTATGGGTTTGGAAAAGACAAGTTCACAGAAAATATTACAAACACAGGAATAATGATAGATGAAATTTATATTAATTGTTCAGGTTTGTTCTGTATTACACGGATATTGTTATCCACCTTTAACAGATAGAGTTGAATTTGATTCTTGGTCTAGTTGTGTAATAGCTGGTTCTGAAAAGGTTATTAAATTAGTTAATAAAGATTCATTAGTAGT